CTTAAGTAACGTTATGGTTGTGCCAGAGAACATTTGATCTAAAACCCAAATATAGCCCAAGCGATTCAAGCTACCATCTTTATTACGATGGTTAGCGGTCACCTTGTGCCAACGTGAATTCCAGTGAAGTTTGATTAAATACTCATCACCAATCTGCACTATAGAGTGATCTATCAATTTTTGAACAAAATATGTAAAAGCATCATTTTCAGCCTTTACACCTAAATCCCAACCGCTGCAATCATCAGCTACACGTAATGTGTAACCCATTTTTTCAGCGACATTTAACATTTGTTCTTTATCTTGAAAAGATAACCCTGATGCAAATCCTGGTAAGTATTTCTTACACCAATCTTCCAAAGCAAAAGCCAATGGGCCTGTTGCTTTTTTATGTTCCTCTGTCGGCATTGATACAGTTCGAGGTTTAGGTAATCTCAACCTATCCTCTATTATCTGTAACTCTACCTTAGTCATTATCTCAATCCCAATGTCTTCCAAATTAGAAAACTCACTGACTTTATCAATTCGTTTCTGCTGGAATGCTGTCAAATGATTGTACCAGACATTATAATTGTAAACAATCTTATCTCCATGTTCCATCAAAAGCAAATCTATTTTCCTTTTATAAAACTTGGCAAATTGCTCAGCAATTTTCATGTCCGCTTGAGGCATGCATATACCCAGTCGTCTGAGTGATGCATTCAATACGTGTGGGCACCTGCGGTAAATCAATACTTCAGGTAAATCAACGTACATTGGCATTACCAATCCAAGGCCAGGTTTCCTGGCTTCATCATGGCACTTAAAACCCAAGAAATCTTTCTTGGATAAATCCTTACTATATTTACCATACCATAGAAATCTAGGGTCAAATGGCAAAAAAGTATTGGCATAGTTGCCCTCTGCTATACAAGAGTCATAAATGACTCTTTTAATTATAGTAGAGTTGGGCTTAAATGAGGCTATCTGCTGTATGTTCAAGAAATGGCCCTACATGATCAATCAACTCAGCACTCTTGTGTAATATTTCAGACACAATAGGCTTTGCATGATCAATTATAGTATCAACACCACCCCCAATCATAGTACCAACACTGGATGTTGCTATGGGTATTTTCAAACTAGCAAAATCTACAATTGGTTGTAAATCTTTCATAGTATTAAAATTCTCCATGGCATCATCTAATGATG